ATTCCTTTTTGATCACCATAGTCATTTCTATCCATTTGAAAAACAGAACCAACAAAAGTAAAGTTTTTATTAGTTTGAACTAAGTGAATATGACCTGAATAAACTCCTTTAAATGCTGAGAAGTTTTTAATATCAATTTTATCAGAGTTTTTATGAGCAACTGAAGTAAGGTGCATTCTACAACCATTCAAATCAGAGTGACAGAATAAATAATCACAATCTCTATTTCCATCAATGCTTTTTATTTGTTCAATTCTCTTTTCAATATAAGGCATCATTAAAATCTTCTTACCATTCCATTCAATTTTAGTAACTTTGTCATAAATTGAAACATTAGGAATATATCTAAAAGGTCTAATTGAGTTAATTTCAGAAGCTGATTTAGACCACAAATCGTGATTTCCAATAATGATATGAGTAGGAGCTATTTTAGATAGTTCTTCAACAACATCCATTCCATAATTAAGAAGATTAATAGGAATAACGTTTCTGTTATCGAAAAGGTCACCTAAATGAACTATGATATCTCCGGGTTGAATTCTTTTTTTTAAAGTTGGAATAAGAAAATCTTCAAAGTATTCTCTATGAACTTTATACCACTTATCAACTGAATTAGGATAACCTAAACCAATATGTGTATCACCTATTAGATAAATCTTTGCCATATTATAATATACTTTTTTACTTAGTATTTATAGTCTAAAAACACAAATAGTTTTACTCTTCATTTTTTTCAGATTTTCTTCTAGCTTCCCTAGCACATTTTTCACAACCACTACCAGAATACAAATGAGCGTCTGGTGTTTGTTCAAAAACTCCATGAACTGGACATATTATTTTGACTTTAGTTCTGCAATTTTCATAAAGAACTAAATCATAATTATACTTATTATTGTGTTTAATTCTAGATCTAATTATAAAATCTTTACTTTTTTTATTTTTTCTATTTAAAGCATTAAACTCTTTTTCAATCGATTTCTCTTTTGATTTGCAATTTTTATTACAGAACTTTCTATCTGGTCTACCATATTTTATTTCCTTAACACAATATCTATAATTACAGTTCATTAATTATCTATTAAATCTAAAAAGTGGAAAAGGCAAAATTTACAACATATTTGAAGTAAAACGACTTAGAGATAAAAACATGAAAAATATATAAAGAAAAGTACAAAAAATAATTAAAAAGTATGGCATTACCACATTTTACACAAGTAACAAATGCAGGCTCACCGGGTGGACCAGGAACTCTACCAGATGAAGTAGTATATCTTAACTTGTTTGAGATAACTTTTATCTTACCAGTTATCTTACAAGCACAGGGAAGAGATCCTATCTTATTGCTTCAAAACGCAACTAAAATCGACTTAAACTTAACTGAATTCGACGTTGCAGAAAAAACTCAGAGATTTAAATACTCTACAAGATTATTTATGGCACCTCCAACTAAAACGGATGTGGCATTTTCTATTCCATTACAAGTAAACGTGAATCAAGCTGGTTCTATGGAAACTTGGAATACAATGAAAGCGTGGTATGATTTAGTATTTAACTCTCAAAATGGTGCACTTCACTATAAATCTGACATCATCGGAACAGTTATTGTTAACCAACACGATAAAAAAGGTGTGGTTCTTAGAAGAGTAACTTTCCAAAACGTTCAATTAAAGAAAATTGGAGGTTATTCACTTGACTGGGGTTCTAACGCAATCGTTGAAAACGTTGCATTAGACTTCGTAGCTGACTACTTTATCGACGAATATATCGATCAAAACTTCAGAATCGAGCCACCATTGGTTTCTGGATATTAATAATAATAATACAAATAAAAAACCCATCAAATTTGATGGGTTTTTTTGTTTTATAATGTTTGTAATTAGAAGCTTGGCATACTAAAGTTGCCAAAGTTAGGAGAACTCATATTTCTCATCATACCGTCATAATTTGGCATTCCTTTAGATTGTTCACCTTCTTGTTTCTTACGAGAGTTATCTTCTTCCTCGGCAAGTTCATTAACAAGTTTGATGTTTTCTTCCAATAACCAAAATGGCCAACTATCAATTGCAGATTCTTGTAATCTCCAGTGTTTTTGAAGTAACAACTTATTCTTTAATATATGCGTCAAAGGCATCTGGAACAACGAAAATACCTGAGGCTCCGTTGGGAAATTGCATATCTGTGCGGACCTCCTCACCGCACTCACAAGTTGATTTTAATTCAGAAATACCAATAGTCATTTTTCCAACAGCTGCATTAAGGAATTGAAAAGAAATATCATCCATTTCTTCAAACTCTTTTACTTTTGACTTAACACCATCAATAGTAATTGAAGATCTTCCAGGCATTAAGAAAGGAATAATTTTCAAAAAGGCCAAGTTTGGAGTTCTTTTTTCTTGATTTTCTCTAATGATATAATCAGTGAAAGCTTTTTGTAGACCTATATTTGGAGGACAAAGTTCAAAGAATTTACCATTTACAGTTTTAAACTGAAATGTTCTTGTAGCAAGATTAAAATATTTTTCTAACTTCTCATCCATTTCATGGAAATGGAAGTTACTTCTTACCAATTCAACTTTCAACTCCTGACCACAACCACACTTAACAGTAACTGCTAAAGCATTTCCTTGTTGGAATGTCAACTCTCTGATTAAGAAAATTAAAAATAATCTGTCTTGGTCTTTAATCTCTAAATAAGAACCTATTTTGCCATCAGGGAATTTAATACGAACACATGCTTGAAGCATATCATTCATTTTTTCAACAATATCATAGAAGTTGTTATCATCAACCATTGCATAGGATTGAATCTCTCTAACTTGCGCTGGACGAACCATAAATAGTGTTCCTGTAGGATAAAACTGACCACAAGGCAATTCTCTGATATCCATATTGAAATATTGCAAGTCACTAGTTCTATTTACCTGTGGATTCTCCACAAAAGGAATATCACCCGAAGCTTCTTTTTGACCTTGATCTAAGTCTTGTAAATGTCTTTTTAGGTAATCCTCTTCCGACATTTCATTTTTATTATTTGACATATAATTTTAGATTATTTTTTTTATATATTACATATATTATCTCCTCTATTATAATCTAAATTCACTAAAAAGTTTTATTTAAATAAAAAAACCCTCAACTTTTTAAGGTTGAGGGTTTTAAATTATTTTTCTTAAAGATTATCCGTTGATGAATCCACCAGCTGCGATAGCTCCTGTTCTAAGAATTGTTACATTGTTTACGATGATACCCATACCTTTAATCGGTTCAACATATGTATCAAGAACACCAATTTGGTTGTCAATAATCTCAGGAGTGTTGTTTTCCTCATCCATTTTATTGAAGTAGTTATATAAACCATTCTTACTTACATAAGTCTCACAGATAACATCTGCTCTTAATTTAATATCTGATCTGATATCAGATGTGTTGAATTTCCATTGGAAGTCTAACAACATTCTTGATAATTCTCTCTCAAGTTCGATTAGAACCTCTCTTACGTGGATGTAAGAAAGAGCTGACTTAACAAGCGTTTGAGCTGTATTCTCAGTTTCAATAATGAATCCTCTATTTCTTTTGAATACTAGTGGATTAATTTGTGCTTGATTCAAATATTCGATATCCTCTGGTGTGAAATCCTGTTCAATTGAATTGATTCCAGTGATTCTACCATTTGTAACACCCGCTGCGATTGTCCAAGGAGTAACATTTCCAACATTTGAAATATGTTTAGCCATATAGGTAGTCGCAACAAACGGTGCTGGTGGATGATCCAATGGTCTACCATTATCATTAATGTTTACATAAGGGAAGAAATAACCTACACAAGTTGTTCCTGCTCCATCAGCAAATGAGTAAAGGAATGCTGGATTACTTTCAGGGTCACCACCTTTAGAAACATATTCCATTTGTAACACACCTTCTGTGTTTACGAATGTTGGTGAAGAAGAGTTTTTAAACATTCTCGCAGATGGCATATTAATGAATCCAAATGCGTCTAATCTATCACCACAGATATCAACTAATTGTTGTTTACTCTTTTCTGTAAGACCTAAACCAAATGAGTCAACTAAATATCTAAAGTCAATTGCCTCTTTGTTAGTCAATGATTTAAATAAAGGAGTTCCTTTAGCGACTAAGTTCAAAACAGAGTTTTGTCTAGCTTCAGTTCCATCAGGTAAAGAAGCATTTCTGATTCTAAATCCTTTCAAAGAAAGAACCTTATAAGTTGTAGCATATTGGTCAACAGTTGAGTATCTTTGTGTTTGAAGTTGTCCTCCAGAGAATCTTGTAGCGATTCTTGAATCACAAGTAACCTCAGTTAAAGAAGCATCACCAGAGTATTGTCTTTTAGACAAGATTCTTGTAAGTTTTCTTGGATATTGACCAGTTTGTAATGTGGTAGCATCGTAGTAAGCTTCTAAGAAATCACCAACTTTTACTTCTGAATATCTCTCACCATTAATTAAAACTTTATTTGGAACTTGAACATATCCAGATGGAATTTCAATCTCTACTGTTTGTTTGAAATTTGATTTTTCAGATTTGATGTAGAATGTGTTGTTTGCTAAAGCCGCAACATCAACATCAGTTGCTAAATCAGAATCTTTAAACTCAACATATAATGTTCCATCGTTATCTACATACATTCTCAAATAATGTCTAACAAGATAGTCATACATTCTTGATACATCTGTAAGTGACTCATAAACAACTTCTTCAGCTACTGTGTAAGCGTAGTATTGAGATGCTCCAGAACCGTTACCGTATCCTAAAAGACCAGCAATTTGTTGTGGAGTTTTTCCGTTAAACGCAGTCACTTCGTTAGAAGCTATCGTGAATGAACCTTTATTTAAGGTAGAATCAGGGAAATAAACTTGTTCAAATGTCGCTAAGTTAATTTCAGTATCCCAGTTTGCAACATCTGATCTGAAAATGATATAATCATAACCAGCCCAAGATTGAGTGTTACCACCATTTGTTGCTTCTTCACCATCTACGAATAAAACATCAACTGTTGTATTAAGTAAAGTTAAATTACTAGCTGATGCTCCAGATGCGTCTAAGAATAATCGGTTACTAAAGAAGTAATCTTTTGTATTAATTTGACCATCGTAGTTTTTAGTGTAGAATGTTGAGTATTTACCAACAACACCAATAGAATCACTGTTACCATTGATATCAGCCATATCTGATTTAGTCTGAACACCTTCACTTCCTAAGATAAACTCATTATCTTCAGTGTAGATTACTAAATAACCATTTAAGATATCAGATAACTGAGCCGTTGTCAATCCAGTAGTTAAGTTAAATGATTTATTTAGAAGAGAACTTTGAACAATATTTGAAATTGTAATATTTTCAAAACTATATTTTTCATATGTAACTGGATTTAATACCAATGACATTCTATTTTTATTAGGACCATCAATTAGATTAACTAATCTGTTAAACATTTTGAATTTTCTCCATTGTTTGTAATTTGTAACAGATGGTGTATCATTTGTTCCGGGGAATTCAATTTTGATTACACCGGATCCGGCAGTAACTTCAGAAATGTAGTAGTCACTAGTTGAGTAAGTTCCAAAATCATAGTCAATATACTCAGAAGTTCCAACAGTTACATCTTCAACTGAGAAAGATGAAGGGGAAACAAAAGACTGAGAAGCAACTCCTAAGTCAATGTAACCTAAAACTATATCAGTAGCACCAACAGCTGGATTAACACCAACAGATAAACTACTAACCACTTGAATCTCACCAGTAGTATCAAGAATGAAAGCAGATGAGTAAGTAGCTAATGTAGTGCTAAATGGATAGTCACCAGCGTTCATAACCAAAGTAGCGGTTGCAGCGATAGGAATAAGAGTATCACCAATCACACCAAAGGCACCTGGACCAGCTCCGTATGTCACACTAATAGATGTTGTAGCTGTAACGATAGCAGGTGTAGATGAAACTAAATCCACGTTATAAACAGAACCTTCACCAAACCAAGCTGTTCTTTCAGGATTCTCAACCAAACCAGTTGTTAATAAAGTTTCAGCAAATTCATTAGCAGGGTTTAAATCAAATCCATAAGCGTGAGCTGGTTGAGACACGTATGAATAAGAACCATATGATGGACCTAAATCACCTAACATTGCAGTTACGTTACCCGGTAAGTCAAGTGGAGTTGAAACAATCTGAACATCTTCAGTGATTGTTTCTTTATATGATAAGAAATTAATTTCATTTTCACCACCATCAGCAATTGTATTACCCAATAAGTCTAATACACCATTGTAGTAATCAGTTTCAACTACATCATTGTTAAATGCACAGAACACACCTGTTCTATCAGTATCTCTGTTAATAGTAGTTTCGATAAAGATATTTCTACCATTAAGATCTCTAAAATATGGAATCAACGACAATCCTTCGTAGTATGCTAATGTTGTAATATTTCTATCATCCGCGAAGTTTCTAACTTGAGCTTTTCTAAGACCAGATGCACTAAAGTAATTACTCCATCTTGGATCAACTGCCAACTCTTGATAATTAGACCAATCACCTGCGATAATAACAACATCAACAAGATAATCAGAAGCATAATCTAAAGCGTTTACATATGACGGCAATTTCTCAATAGAACCATACCATTCAAGTAA